CGCAGCTATTTTGGAGCCCACATAGATTCCTTTGATATTTGTCAATATCCCTAACACATTCGCAAAATTTCTATTTAGTGAATCAACGCTCATAAGAACATCAAACAGTGGTTTCACATTTGTTACAGATATTCCGTCGAGATATAATTCATACAACGGCCAATCCGCTGTTAAATCACCGCCTCGAATATCTCCTTCTAGGTGTTCCGGCCTAACCGGATTATTTTCAGATGGAATTCCTTTAACCAAAAAAGGAATTGCCGTCTCAATTCCAGTGTCAGCATTCTTGCTATATCTGATTACGACAAGATCTATTCTTTTTTCACCTTGAGTCCCATTCTCAATCGTGATTTCATCAGTCTGACCTTTTGCAATAGATACCTGTCTACCTTGCATGCATCCGCATCCATCCTTTATTTTAAGAAGGTTATTAGTTACCAGTTCAACTTCAAATTGTGCACCGACCGGAAGTACGTAAGAATCAGATCCTACTATTCCACGGTTTAAATCTGCACAATTTTCGGCAGTAACATGCGGCTTTCCTGCATATCCAGTATTTAATTGCATATTATACATCTTTAATCATCTCCTTTAAGTTTGTAATCTACCGTTTCTTTTTCATTATCAATCTTGAGAATTTTTCGAACAATTGGTTTTTGTACGGATATTCCAGTTACATAATCCCTGCCTGAAACAATATCTCCAACCTCAAGCGAGATATCATCAACACTGACTTCACACTCTTTATAATCCATAAGTTCCCTTAATCGTTTTATCCCATCTTCCTGTAATTTAGATTCATCCTCTACGCTAGAATAATCATATACTGCCGCACGATGATCCAGACCCTTATAATGCTGTGTTTGTCCTATTGTTCCATCTTCCTGGACATAGAGGTTAAGGACCGTACGGTTTCTCAGTTCGCCTTTCCCTAAGCAGATCAGGTGGTTAATACCTCTACGATAATCCCTTACCTGGAAGTGTACTTTGCAATCCTGGGAAAATTCTGTTCTATCCACATAATTCCCTACGGGTACTGCCTGTAATTGTACATATCCAGGCTGTCCCGGATCACCTTGCATGTATTTGATGTCTAAGCGGTGATTACTGCTATATAGCAATTTTTCAATTCCTGACAGCAGTGTGCAATAGCGTTCAAATTGATAATTTTGTACGGTTACTCCCGTGCTAGTTATCGGAACAAAAAACAGACTTCCATATCTGTTTCCCATCAAAGTTCTGATTATAGTATTCAGTTCTCCGCTTATCGTATAATAATCCTGTCCCGTTGGAGGCACAATAATTTCTTGGGCCAGCAGCCCTCTCCATGTATCTCCTGTAAGTACTACCGTTCCGCTTTTGGTTCGTGTCTGAATATCTCCAATAATTCCGCCATACTCGGTATTTGGAATAAATATCTGTGTCCCAAATCCCAGACGATCAGTATTCCATCCTTCAAGCGGAATAGTAATCTCAAAGTCATTTGTATCTCCTACATCAAGATCTAATTCCTTCTCATCATTCCAAAATCCTATTTCTTTCCCGCCTGGTGATGCAATAATTAATTCCATTTTGGCTCACCTCTTTCATAAAATATCACGATATCAAAGCCAAAAGATCCGTCCCACGACACAAGGCTGCCCCCCTTTGGAATTTTTTCGAAGATAGACACTTTTTTGTTCCTGTTATCAAACTCGTCTACAGCAGATCCATTATTTCGTATTCGGTTTACTGAACCGTCTCGTGAATCAATTATCATGTACTCTCCGACATCAAGTTTCGTAGCAACCTCGTAAGCATGATTCGCTATTATAATCCGCGGATTCATGCAGGGTCCATATACAAGCATACGGAAATGGCAGGCCGCATCGCCAGCATTGTTAATATATCCCACTCCTGCAACACCACCCAAAAAATCGAACGGATAATCAAATGGATAATCCAGATATTCTGCCACGCTTTGATTAGAAATTGCTTTTCGATACTGGTTCTCTTCTTCGCGTATCCACATAGGATATTCAGCAGCCAGAGTCACATCATTATCTAGATAACTTGCATCAGGCTCCCACTCAGATTTTTTGGACGTTATAAAGTAGCACCTCATATACATGTCCCCAACATATAACCTTCCAGGACTACCGTGTAGTACATCATATTCCGTAACATCATGGAATCTATCAACAGCAGCCTCAAATTCTTCATGCCCATAATTGATAATGCTTAAGGTAAGGCTACGCTCCTCCAAATCCTTCCGGAATGTAGTAATCCTACTTCCGCCTGATCTCAAGTTAATATAATCATAATTCCAGTTTGTATCGAAAATCTCGCCAGTCTGAAGCAGATAGGGAGGCGCAAGCAGATTCAGTCTTATTCCTGCGCTATTTTCATAATAGATATCTTTCATTGATTTGACACCTCCCTGATCAGCCTGAATATTTCTCTTTCTCTGGCATATATTCCCATTCCATCCATTGCTTTAGAGATCTCTTCTGATGCAGATTTTGCGAATTCACTTGCCAGCCTTTTTATATCTTCTTCGGATAGGCTCATACTAGTATCTGCATCCCGTTCCTTCCAAGCCAGGTTTTCTTTAGCCGCCACCGAAGCCGTCATATTGCTGGCAACTTTGGCCTGTTTATCGTCCACAGCCATATATACGCTCGCCATCATCTCAGGGATATCTATATCACGCATCCTTTCAGCCAGACCATCCATGTTTAATGCATCAAGAGTGTTTCCGGCCAAATCTTCTGCTGCGGATACTGCTTTCTTTTCTCCGTCAGCAATTCCAATTTGAAATCCTTCATCGAACCATTTGCCGACCTTCTTCATTTCTTTAGACGGAGAGGCAATACCAAGCGCCGCCTTTACAGCGCTCAGCGCACTACTTGCCAATTCAGCGGCTTTTGATGCGGCACTGCTGATCCAATCCCCAATGCCATGTACAAAACCTTTACCAAAATTAGAACCGGCTCCGCTGCCATCTACGGTACTTGCCCCGCCTTCCGCGCTGCTTCCCAAAAGCGCTCCCTGATTCTGTGCTTCTCCGGACTTGCTTCCAACGCCAGATGCGTACTGGGATCCAAAATTACCGCCAGTTCCGGACGGGTTTTTACTCCCGGCTCCGGATTCAGCGCTACTTGCAAGGGCAGATCCTGCGCCTCTTGCAGTACCAGACTGTCCAGATACGCCAGATCCAAACAATGCACCGAAGATTCCACCAGTTCCAAATGGGCTCACACTTCCAGCACCGACATTTGCCGCATTCGCATTTTCCTGCCCGGCAGCCCTGGAGTTTTCACTCTGAGAGCCCACGCCAAGGCCAAAGAAACTCATGACATTTGATCCAATGCTCATCAACGTCTCTCCAAGGCTGGATTCTGTAAACTTACCAAGGAAACTTGTAATAAATGTTCCTGCCGCTGTTAATACGCCTTCCTGTCCATTTATAACGCCGTTTTCCGCCCCTTCCATCGCCAGACTGAAGATTTCTTCTGTCGCTCTTGATGGGGAATGCTCATCCAATGCGGATTTAAGAGACTCAAGGAATGCATCCGCACCTTCTTTTGCAGGATCCGCTAAATCCTCAAAACCCTCCAGACCTTCCAGGGCGCCGTAGATCGCCATCGCAAACGCTTCTCTGGTTTCTCCATCCAGGTCGTCAAATTGATCCAGCATCCCCTGTACTGCACCGCTTGCTTCTGCAGATAACTGCCCCTTCATATTTCCGGCCACTAACGCTGCAACAGCCTCTGGAGGTACCTTAGATAATTCCTGTGCCGTCTGTGGCGCTGCTTTTGCAAATTCCTCAAGGGCGGCTGTTGTTGACTGCTGCGCCTGATCCACCATCGCTTGGGTAAATCCAGGTGTTCCATTCTCTACTTCCTGACGTATGTAAGACTCCGTATTTGCAACATCTACGACCTGTTTCTGCAATTCCTCCCTGGTCGCGTTGCTCGCCGTCTTAATTCCTGCTGTTATCTGCGCGATTGCAGATTCTATAGCCTCGGCATTGCCGCTGGCTGCCGCTTCTGCGATTGCTGTATACATGTCTATGTCATTCGCATACTGGGCAAGCAGATCCGTATTTTCCTTGTATGCCTCCTGAGAGTCTTTCAAGGCAGCCTTCGCAGAATCCACATCCTCATTCTGCTTCTTGATTTTCTCATCAAGTATTTTTACTAACCTCTTGTCTCCATCAATCACTGCCTGTGCCTTCTGAGTTTTAAGGTTGTCTAACTCCGCCTGTTCGGCATCAATATCTGCCTCCGCCTGCTTCATCGCTGCAAGGTTCGCTGATGCATCCGCGGCCACCTTCATCTGATTTGCGGCTGCCTCTTCGTACTTGGCTTGCTGCGCCGACATTAACGCATCTATTCGCTTCTGTTGTATAAGATTCTGTATCTCAGTCTGTAGTTCCTGATAGTTAGTAATCTGGCTATCAGTCATTGATATCTCAATGCCTAGCGCATTGGATAACTGCGATGTGATATATGCGGCTCTTTCTTCCTCCCCTTCTTTTACATGACCGTTTGCATCTACAATACTGTTTAATTCGCTGTTCAGACTGGCCAGCCTGTCCAGCTGGGCAATATCACCGGCCGCCTGCTCATTCTGGGTCTGCACCAGTTCCTCATAAGACTGGCGCCGTTCCTGGGCTTTCTTCCGGTTTTCCTCTGCCGCCTTTGCCGAATCTTTCAGTGCTTTTGAATGTTTGATCTCGGCCTCAGTTTGCTTTGTAACTTGAGATTCTATCAGCTTTCCAACCGCATACATTGCTGACATTGCCACAACGGCCGTGCCAATCGGATTACTGGCAATAGCCGCTCCAAGTGCTTTCTGCGCCTGGGAAAACAGTTTTGTTCCAGCTTCAGCAAGCTTTACTTTTCCTTGGAACAATCCCAGTAGGTATTGTCCTTCTGACAATTCAACGTTATACATTCGGCCAGTATATTTTGCCGCTTCCATTTGTTCCGCATATCGTCCTATTACTGTATTGGCATTCTTCCACCAAGAGGTTCCTTTTTCTACCGCCTTACCAAGTTTAGACGTGGATTCGCCCAAACTTTTCGTTATCTTAAGACCTTTGTACGCAGATACCAAACTTAAAATAACAGGAATTGCTGTACGTGAATTCTCAGCCACAAGCCTTAATCCGTCAGCTGTTAACGGAAGTATCGTCTTGGCCAGACCCGCACCCGCAGAGGCTATATCTTTAAGCGGCTCAATAATTCCTGCCGCTGCTTCACTGGTTCCCGCAATATTATCCGTGACATCGTCAAACACGCTGCCAAGTTCAGAGACAACACCTTTAAGCCCGCCCGCATTAAATGCTTCATGCAGGCGTTCTACATAGCCAATTGACTCATTCACAGTATTCTTGATAGGGTCTCTCAGGCTATCATATATGCTGATACCGAAGTCATCCACATTATTCTTCAGTATCTGAAGGCGACTTTCCAACGTCTCATATCGTTGTTCCGCCTCATTAGTCAATGCATTATTATCATCCCATGCCTGAGCAGCAATTCCTAAAGATTTAGACAATACATCCCCGGCGCCGGATAATCTCAGCAACGCATCCCTCTGCCGTATTTCTGTAATTTCCATATCCGCTAGGGTACCGATCGCGCTCTTCCCACGGCTTTCCATTGTCCCAAGCCCCGTAATGAATGATACGATCGCTCCAGCCGCATCGTTTTCAAATGCCGTCTTAAAATCCTCCGCGCTCATACCGGCAACATCAGCAAATTGCTCTAATGAATCGCCCCCCTGCTCTACTGCAAGCTGTATTTTTGACATAACCGTGGACATGGCCGAACCACCGGCATCTGCTTCGATTCCAACACTTGACAACGCCCCGGCCAGGCCAAGTATCTGCGCCTCACTCATGCCTACCTGTTTCCCTGCTCCTGCTAGCCGAAGTCCCATTTCAACAATTTCAGATTCAGTTGTCGCCAGGCCATTTCCAAGCGAAACGACTGTGGATCCAAGATTGCTGAACTTCTCCTGTGGCATCTGTGTAATATTCGCAAGACGGGCAAGGGATGTGGCGGGCGCCGTTCACG